CCAGACGTAGCTCGTCTTTAAAAGCCTCATAAAACAATAAATCTTGAATCTTAGTAGTATCGTTTTTACAATCTTCACGAAAATTTTTAATTATACTTATAAATTTTTCTGTAACTACTCCTTCATCGAAGTCTATATATTGAGTCTTATCTTTTTCGTATCCAAATCCGTTGACGGATTGTTTATTCAGACCCGATAAATCTTCTTCTTTTATACCCTTAATAACTTCCTTATCTGATAGATCATCGAACTCTATAAAGAACCGCCGAATACATTTCTTACCGAATTGTATCGCATCGTCTGGTATATAAGGAATTGGTTTTAAAGATTTAGCAGCGATTTTATTTAAAGTTTTAGTCCCGTGAGATAGAAAGTTGGGAGGTAATTTCTCTCCTACTTCTGCTATCTCATCAGTTAATACGTCATGCAATTCACTCCTATTTAAAGAGGTTTTGTTTAAAGGTCTTTTGGAAGGAAAAATATCGTTAAATAATTTCAAACCAGAATACTCAGGCTCTACGTTATCCTTAATTTCTAAATGATGACTTTCTCTAAATGTTAACAAATTCTTTAACTCTCGCAAAACCCGTTTAGGTAAAACAAATGCAAATCCTCTATCGGAACTTCCTGCAACGTGCAATCCGCACAAACCAAATTCTGCATCTACTAACAAACTTCCACATAAACCAGGGGCTGTGATAGAATATTCTATACCTGCTCGAGGCATCACCGTGTAAGTCTTGTTTACCACAGGACTTTGCACTTGGAAAGAATCCATATTAATAGTAAAATTGTTGTCTAAACTCAAAGCAGCTTGTGCGTTAATAAAAAACATCTTTCTTGCATTAAAAGACACATCTAAGTCTAAATCTTTTGTAAATAAACTATGTGTAGCATCTTTATAAATAGGAATTGCTAAGTCTATCTCTATAATAGACATGTCATATTCAGGCCACTCTTTTACTATTTTAAAAGGAATGTTATTGCATTCGTAAGAATT